TGCGATACAAGCACATCAGAAACGCAAGCTGTATCAAAGCCTATCAGCCAAAAAGTATCTTCTTTTTGCGGGTGCAAAAATTCGTTAGGCACGTTAGTATCACTATCGCGCACTATCTCAAAGAATACTTGCGTATCTGATAGCACATTGTCCGGATTGCTATGCAAACGCTTAACTGCAACATCGAAAGTCCAACCGTTGAGTTTGCCGGAGTCTGCGTTGACTAACTGTCCGACTTCGCTGTCACCATCTTTAATTGTTGTGCCATCTTCGCGAGTATCACCGACTTTATATCTTCGGCCATCGCCAAAGACAACTTGCAGAGTGCTGCCGTCAATAATATACGCATCAGAAAAATCTTTGTCAGTGAATACATCGCCGCGCACTTGATAAGCTGTATAGCGGCGAGTGACTTCGCTGCCGTTCTCATCATCTTCTTTGTAGGTACGTTCAACAGAGCGAATTTCTTGTACTATATCTTCACTTGTTGGGTAGACATCATCAAATATAACAGTTTGCTCGATGGCTTGCTGCTCGCTCATGCCCTCGTATAAATCAATGTACTGCGCGCCATCTTCAGGGAGTGCTAAGCGAGTTTCAACAACACCATTTTTAATGACTTCGCTAGTGTTTTCGTCACCATAACGGCTTTGGAAGTATGATGCATTTACAAAACCATAAAGCAAATCGCTAGAATTGACGGTGAATTTATCACCCTCTTGTAGTGTGAGTGCTTTATCTGATGTAAATTTACCGTCAGCAAATGAGCAAGTAAACTCGCTATTGTCGGCTACACGAGTAACACGAATATTGCCAACTGTTGAGTTATTGCAAGCACGCAACTTATACGTTAAATCGCCTAGAGTTAGCGTAACACTTTCCGGCGCATTGCGGCTAACTGAATATAGCTTTAACGTGACTATGATGCGAGCATAGCGCAAGGCCTCTGACACATTAAAAGTAACATCGTCAAAACTCTCAAAGTTGTCAAGTGTGATTTCGTCAGAGAGTGCATCATTTGTAAATGAATAGTCTGCGCTGTAAGTTAGCGCATCTTCGCTTTGTGAGCGCAACCAACCAACTAACGAAAATGATAAAACACCGCTAGCGATTTTGCCGCCGTTGATTTTAATTGTCGGCTGCATCGTAGCAAAACGCATTGTATAATATCCGGCTGCTGATAGCTGATTTTCAATGCCGATTGCAGTTTTCAGTTCAATCGTATCATCGCCGTTAGTATTGTCAGCGTTCAGCGTTGTTGCTGTGTTTAATGTTAGCGCACTGCTAGTATCTAGCGAGTTGACTTTTGTAGTATTGAACCATGCAGCTTTTAGTGTGCGAGTGCTATCGTAGAAAGTATTACCGTCTACGCTGTCAGCCTCAAAAACAAGCTGACGGCGATATTTGCTCGTAAGGTTACGAGTTGATCCAAACGGATATATGCGCGTAGCTTTAGTATCTTGGCTCTTGCTTGGCGATATATCTGCAAGTTCATAACCTTTGCCCCAAATCGTTAATTCGCCGCTTTCGCATTTGCCAAAATGCAAAGTATTGCCCTCGAACCACCACTCACAATCAAAGTTGCTTTCGTTGGCAATAAGCTGTATTGCCTCTAACACTGATACATTTGTGTAAGTGATAGTTTTTGCGCTGCTATCAACGCTATCATCAATGACGATGCGCCAATTTGTTGTGCCGTTATACAAGTATAGCGGATTTTTTGCTGCACTTGGCTCTAGCACTTCCGGTATTGGCGCACCGTAAGCTAACGCATTTATTGAGTTAAGTATCTGCGCTGCATGAACTTCTGCCGTTGCTGTTAGTGTCCACGATGTTTCAGAACCGCCAACTTGCGGCTGAAATTTGTGTACTTTGTTTTGCAGCTTGCAATATTGATTTTCTAAACGCAATTCATAATCGTAGCTATCTGCTGCACTTTGCGTAGGTGTTTGCGCTGTAACTATTTCATATCGGCCAACGTTGAGTGTGTTGCTTTGCGCATCTTGCACCGCAATATCAGCATAATCACCAACTGCAAAATCTATCGGTGCCGATACGGAGAATTTCAGCGTTATATAATCGTCAGAGCCTAGTTTGCAAACTAGCTTTGAGTCTTTGTTGATAGGTGTTGTGAAACGTGCTCCGCTACCATCAACGGCCATTATTCGTATCATTTGTGCTGCCATATCTATCTAGCAAGTTGTGCGGTTAGTTGGATCAGGTTCTGTTAGTGTTATCTGTTGCGTTGCCGTTATCAATGCGCCGTTAGGATAAAATTCCGGTGTTGCTCGCTTTGTTAGTATCAAGTTGAATACTTTGCCGATTGCCGGCACCGACCATGCAACAATACCATCAGAGGCTGCCGAGCATAGCGCATCAAAATTAGCGATGCAAGCCACCTCGTCTGCTGCCGTAGTAACTAGTGTGATTGATAGTTCGCGTTCTGCAAGGTGCCGCAATTCTTTGCTAACAGCACTGTAACGTGTGCCGCTTTCGTTGCGACTTTCATTGCTGACTGCTTTCTTGTATTCAGTTGCACCGAGAAATGCTTTATAAGCACCTTTTTGCAGCAAACAACCGTATGTGCTAAAGATATTGTTGCCCGCAAGCAAAGTGCGTTGTTTTATGAGTGTAGCCATAGTGCTATATATTTTTAGTGTTGTCGTTTATCTTGTTTAATGCTGTCAGCATGGCCGGCAAATTCGATGTGTAGCCTTCGATTTTTGCAAGGTGTTCGGCTGATGTTGTCTGAATTTCAACACTAGCTTTAACACCTTCTACGATTTGTGCAACATTGTAGCGCATTGATTGCGTATCGGCATTTATCGCAGTGAGTGTGACGGTTTGCGCCTCAACTTGTGAGCGAATTGCTTCACCGGCGATTTGCAGCGCAGTAAAGCGACCGTTCAACTCGTCTGCCGTAGTTGCCGACATTGCCTCAAATCCTTTGCTTGTGCTGCTTTGACTGCTAGTTATATCGTAGCCGGTAATCTCTGCAACACTGTCGCGAATATCAACAGCCTCTTGCGCAAGGCTTTCGTATGTTGCGCGCAATCGTGACACGTCAGCACTAGTTAGCTTGCCATCTGCCATGCTATCGGCAAAATCATCATACCATGCTTGCAATTCATCACCGAGCAAAGTATTAATTGACGTTGTTAATTGTGCTTGCATGAATTTCTTTGACACATCATCAAGGAAATCATCTACATCTGTATCCATATCCATGAGCGATGATACAAAGCTATCACGTAGGCTATCGAATGAAAATCCGGTTAGCTGCTCGTTCAGCGTATCAAGCAAATCAGAATACTCATCGCCGTAGTCAATCAGCTTTTCAAGTGCTTCGCGAAAATCAGAGTCCATGCGCCCCCAAAGACCTGAATAGTTTTCGCGCACTTTTTCAAGCTGCTCACTTGTCATGTTAGCGAAATCGTATATCGAATTAAATTGCGCACCCGTTAGTGCTGCAATTGCAGTAGCTTGATTTTGCCACGTTTGGCCGTTAAAATCGTAATCATCAGAGCCGCGCCACATCTTGTAACCGATAGAGTGAGAGCGCCATGATTTGCCCTCACTTGCCTTTGCCTCAATAATTGACTGCTGCACTTCACGTTCAGTTTGCAAAAGCTGCAAAGCCTCATCTGCTGCTGCAACCGCCTCTGTGCCCCAACTTTCTGTGATATATTCTTTTTTCTTCGATATGAGAGTGTTCCAAACGTCAATAACACTCGAATACTTCTCCATCAAATCTTGATATTCGTGATTTGCACCGCCAAAGATTGTATCACCGAGTGAATACACTGCTGAAACCATTGACGAGGCTGCACCGATAAAGTTGCCTTGCGCAAGGTCTTGAAATGCAGTAGTAACGTTGCCCATTGTATCAGCAACACCTTGCACTGCACGACCAAAGCCGCTATCCATATCAACACCGAGTTTGTCAAGCAAACCTGGCAATTCTTGCACGTTAGCATTTATCAGGTTCATCATCGAAAGTGTGCCTTGCATCTTGGCCGATGTATCCTCTGAAAATACTTTAACTTTGCTTTGTGTTGCTGATTTGTTTTGGCTTGTTTTGTCGGCTATATCACTTGCTGACTGCGCATCTGTTGTGGCTTGCACAACTGCACTGACTTGCTTTGTAATATTGGCTTTTTGTGTAGCTGTCAGCGTTGATGATTTTTGCACTTGCTGCACAACTTCACTGATGTTGCTGCTGTCAGTTTGTATGCCGTTTTGCTGCAACAGTGCGTTAAGTTGCTTTTGCGCTGCAATCAATGCTGCTTGTGCTTGCAGTTTTCGCTCTTGTGCTATTGCATCGGCTTCGGCTGCATCGGCTGCCTCTTGCTGCAATTGTGCTTGCTTTTGCAAGTAAGGATTAACAAGGCCAAATGCCTCTGCGATTTTGTCAGAGTTCTTTGCAAGCTGCTCGTTTATCTTGTCAATCTGCTCTGCTGCGACTTTGTATTGGTCAACGGTCAGCGACTTATCTGTTAGCTTGCTTTTTAGATATGCTTTTGCACTTTCTAATTGCGATTGTGTTAGTACGCTGACATCGCCGAATACGCTTTGCCAATCTACATTGCTTTCAAGCGATTGCTTGTCAAAACTCTTGCGCTTTTCTGCTCGCTCTGCTTGCAAGTTCAACACATCAGCAAAGTTGCCACCGGCTTGTGCTGCTTCGATGCGTTTCGCATAGCCTTGCTCCATTGCTGCGCGCTGTTGTTGTAAGCTGCCGTATTTGCTGATAAAGCTAGAGAGTACGTCAAGCTGCTTTTGATAGGCTGCTTGTTGTTTCTGTGCTAGTTCTTCATCAGCTTGTGCGATGGCTGTATCATATCCGGTGTTAGTGCGTGCTTGCTCTGCAAATTCGCTGACATCACGTTTTTTGCCGCCGTTAGCGTCTGCATCAGCTTTTTGCAATCGCAATTGCTCATCTTCAAAGGCTCGTTCGATAGCGTCAATCTTTTTATCATGGTTAAGCTGTATTTGTGCGAGTTCTTTGTCTAAGCCTTCAGCACGTTTATCAATTGCAATTTGTGCCTCTGCATTGATTGCATCTTCTATTGCGCGCTGCGTTTTTAATGCTTCGGCTTCGGCTGTATCGCGCACTGATGTTGCTGCTTTAACCGTAGCTGCTTTTGCAGTATTTGCCGATGTGCTTGTTGTATCTGTTGTTGTATCTTCGTGCACATCTTTAACGAGTGAGCGCGCTGAAATCATACCCGTTAGCATATCAACTCGCTCTAATGCTTTTTTGTTGTCGCGCTTAAATCTTAGCTGATATGCTGCGTAGCGGCGATTGTATTCATAGAGAAAACGCTCGTCGGCTGTGCGCGATGTGTCTTGCGAGTTTGCGATGGCATATGCATTGCCGTAATTCTGCGCTGCTGCCATTGCGGTGCTGTTGCTCATTACGGGTGCTTTTGCTTGCACTCCGGCTTGCTTTAGCTGTTTTGCGCGATTGCGATTTTTTGCTAACCATTGCGCATCGCTAGCATTATCACCGTACCACTCTGCAATCGTTTTTGATGTGTCAGCTAGTGTTTCTTGCAAACCCTTCGTTAGTGCACTTTCGCGAATATCACGAGTTAGCTGACGATATGCTGCTGCTGCACCGCCTACAAGTATTGTTTCATCTTTGAGATTTTTAAAATAGTCAGGATATTCGGTTTTCAATGCTTTCACTGCCGACATTCTTTCCTTCATGCTCTGATTTACATCAGTAGCTTTTTTGTAAAGCACATTAAGCGCACTTTGCTCTTTTGCGACATCACCGGCAACTGACTTCATTGCATCGCCTAGCAATTTAGTTTGCGTCACTGCGTTTTTCGTGTGCGAATAAAATGCTGCTATGACTGCAACAAGTGCCGAAAGTGCTGTGATTATCCAACCGAATACCGGAACACTCTTTATTGCAATGCCGACTGCGCGCCATGAAAATGCGTGCGCTGTATTTGCTACGGTGCCGGCCTCTGTTGCTGCGTTCATCGTTGTCTGCGAGGCTGCTGCACTAGCATTAACGATTACTTCTTTTTCTTTTTCTGTGTTCGCAAGTTTTTCGCTAGCGACTTGCGCTGATGTTGCTGCTGCTGCTTGCTCTTTGCATTGCGCCCACCATTGCTCTAGCTTTGAGATTACACCGAGCCGCAAAGCACTATCTTTGTTTAGTGCGTTAAGCGTCTGCTGAATACCCATAGAAATTGACATCACAGCCTGAACTTTAACCATTGCACGCTGTAAGTTTTCGCTTTCACCGCCAAACAAAGTGACTGCTCCGGTTGCTGCTGTAAATGCTCCGGTTACACCTTGCACACCGGAAATCACACCTTGCAATCCGGCATTATCATGAGCAAGTAACTTCATCTGTGTTTTTGCATCGCTCATCATATCGGTTAGCCTTGCACCACGTTCACGCAAAGCATTATACGCATCTGTGCCACGCAATCCGGCTGCCTCCATTTCTGCGAGTGCTGCCGCAATACCTTTAATTTCTGCGCGTAGTGATTGTGTGCTATTTTGCAGCTTGCTTGTATCTATTTTATTTGTCGCATCTGTACACTGTGCAACTTGTGCACTCTGCTCTTTAAGTACATTGTTGATGGCTCTGCGCTTTGCTAGTTCTGCGTCTAGCTTTTGCAGTGCTTTTTCGATGTTGTTGAGTTCGTTTGAATTGTAGTTGCCGACACGCTGCTGCTGCAAAGCATTGCGCTTACGAGTGAGTGTATCAATTGCATTTGTATTTTGCGTTAGCATTGATTGCACGTTCTGCGTCACGCGCGAAAGTTCTTTGCCGAGTTCTTCGTATGCTTGTTTGCTTGTAATTGAGCCTTTCGCTATGCGCTGCGAAATCTTTTCAATCGCAGAGCCTGAACTTTCAATGCCGCTCTTAATTTGTTCGAGCGATTGCATCATTTCAGCAGCACCTTTTTTGACTTCGCTGCTGTCAATCGTATAACTCGCTCCTAGTATATCATCGCTATTTGCCATAACACTGTTAGTTTTTGCTTTGTGTACTAAATTCGTTCTTTACATCAAGCGCATAAACACATCATCAACTTCTTGGTACGAGTTCTTTTTTGAGCCTTTTTTGCTTGCTCGCTGCGCTATCGCATCTATATCATCGCTATCCGCTTGCTGCTGCTCATCATCGTCTTGCTGCTGCTCGTCAAACGGCTTAACTGATGGTATTGCTGCATTGAGCAGTATTAGTGTCAAATATGAGCGTTTATTCAGCACTTCGTCATAACTCATGCGAAAGTATTTCATTACTCCGCCGATAAATCCCCATGGGGAGTCACTTCTTGAGTATTCGTCTTTTTCGTCACTTCGCTCACTCCTTTTAGGAAAGTTAAATGAGTTAAAAAAAAAGTTGCTGAAAGGCTTTCGCTGCCTTTTGAAATGATGCGCTGATACGCTGCCATCGTCAAATTGTGCTTGATGTAACGCGAAAAGATTTTGCGCATCATGCGGCTGCGAAATAGCATATCAAGTGCTATTTGCTGACAAATGCGCATATCTTCGTACTTGTTGAGCATTTCAACTACGGGCGCAATTTCTGCACCATCTTCGAGTTGTATTTGCGCCATCGGCTCAATATGCGCACCGATAGTATAGATTTGCGCTAATGTTAACGGGCGCTGACGAAATGCAAGTGCTCCGATGCGCACCCACTGCGAGCGCTCTGTTAATGCGTCTGCGATTTTTTGTTTGCTCATGTTTTTTAAGTTGATTGTGTAGTTGCTTGATGTAATTTGTCACGATAGTTGGATTTGAACCAACAACTGCAAGCGTGTGCTCGCTATTTTGCCAATTAAACTATATCGCTACGGCTAGTGTGTGCCGTCTTAGAGTAATTTACCTTTATAATTCGCAAGAAAAAAACTATGAGCCTTATTCAACGAATTTCCAACGTGCACCGGCAATCTCTGTGCCTGATGCATCCAAAAGTGCTTGCTTGGTGCAAGTAATTGTAAGGTTAGGAAATCCTGATTTACCGATTGTGCCGGCATGAACAACGGTAGTTTTCATGTTGGCCCACTCGTATTGTTTTGCTTTAAACTCGCTGCCTAAGTTCTTTGTGATAACTTGCACAGCTTGGTTTTCGAGTTTAAAGCCGGGCACTTCTTCAAGAAATCCGGAAGTTTCGTTTTTCTTGTAGCCCATCAGATAAGTATAAGCAGCTTCTGAAAGGTCATACACTTGCAATGTAAAGCCTTTAGAGCCTTTGTCGCTTTCGAGCGTTGCATAATACTCATCCATATCTTCAACCTCGATGTTAGTTTCAGACGGTGCCGCATCGTTAAAATTGAATTGGTCTTTAACGAGTGCTACGGCTGAATACACCGTTGCATCATCCCATTTAGAGGGAAATGCGTTTGCCACAGCGTTTTGAAATTTTACGCTGCTTAGGCCGTATGTTGCATTTTTAGTTGCCATAGTAATTAGTAACTTTCACTTTTACGTTAATGAAATAAGTTTTGTCGGTATCTTGCATGGCATTGCTGTCACAGTAGCGCGCAAAATAACAGTTATCAAGCACTAGTTGCTGCTCTAAGTTTTCTTCACTATCATCATCTATCGGTATGATGCGCTCAACTTCTGCAAGTATCTTTTGCAGCGTTTCGGTATCAACTTCTCCGGTAGAAAGCTGCGGTGCGTGTACATTAACATTGACTGTGTTGCGAGCAAATGCCGTAGTAAACGGCAGCGAGTTTACGACAATGTAATTGCCACTGTAAGCTGCAATTTTCTGCGACTTAAACACTGCGACATCTTCAAGTGTCAAGTTTTGTTTTATGTACTTTGCAAGTGCTGTGATAGCTTGTAAACCGTTCATCTTTGCTTGTGTAGTTAAGAAATACCACCTCCTTGTGTTTAGTGTTAGTTATGCGCATTGATAAACTGCGAGTGCGCTAAACTAGTGATTTGATTTTTGCGCGTATTGCTGCCATATCAGTTTCGCCATGCGCGATTGTAAGCGATAGCACGTTATAACCTTTTGCCTCAACGT